TGGTCTGCTGGAGCCAATATCATCAAAGGGATGGCCTGCTGTACCAAGGAGCAGATGATAAGCTTGGGGCCTGTCCCACTTGTCCAACTCCACTCCCATGATGATTCTGGAGCCATCTGCTCCGGGAGTCTGTGTGGAATAAGTCTCATCCAAATAATCTGCTTCGAGCAACTGCAAAGCAAATCCATCTTTCCAGCCTCGGCCCTTGACAAAACGCACCAGAATTTCACCATCTCTTGCCAGAGATTTGGCCACAATTCGTTGCACATCAAGCCAACTGTGTTTTCCATCAACTGTGCAGCGTTCTCCCCACTTCTTAAAGTTGCGCTCAAGAATGGCATTTCCGGAGGCATCAAGCTGGCCCTGCTCCTCTCCGGGCCTTCGCTCATTTCTTGCTCTTGATTGCAGAGAAAAGCCGTTTTCTCCAACCACTCCGGAACTCAAGAGTTGCAGATAACGGTTTGCGTAGTCGTTGTTTCTGCAGAGTTCTCGGCTCCTGTCTCTGATGGTCCTGAGATTGTATCTGAGTTCTGCGTCTGCCGATTTGGTGGAAGCCACAAAATCCGAGAAAAGTCTGCTCCCAGATGCAGCTTGCCAGCTTCTTTTTTTAACTGGTGCAGGTGCTGCAGGCTCTGGCAGGTTCAGGGCCTCTCTTGCGAATCTTTCAGACAACCAATTGAGCATTATTGAAACCTCACCAAAACTGTGGAGCCTGTAGCCTTGCCCTGCTTTACCAATAACTGCTTTTTCTCCTTGGCGACCTCTGCCTTGTATCTGTCTCGCCAGAACATCAAATCCTTGATGCTCAATTTTGTCAGGCTTCGATTCCCAATGGAATATTCCTCCACATCAGAGTCTGCTTTTCCTTGAAGCAAGGATTCGATTTTATCCAGCATGATCTCTGCGTGAGTTCTTGGGTCAACCCCATTAACATCGAGATCAGGAACAGCACTGAAGGCTCCAGTGTCAACTACTATGCGCTCAGAATCGGAATTCCGAACCATCTCCAACTGCCAGTGATAATAGCCAGCCACAAAATCCACAGACTCTGTGGAGGATACGGAGAACAGATAGGCAGAGGAGTTGTAGGCCGTCCCAGTCACCTGAATCTCGGTGGAGCCTCCTGCGGTGATCCTCGCCACATAGGTGGCTGTGTAGTCATCAAGAGGATAGTCGGAGACCAGATCTGAGCGCTTCCACTGGATAAAGTCCCCCACGGTGACTTTTTCCGGCTCTCCCTCTGGTGCTGTTGCTGGATCAAAAAGATTTGCCACTGGCAGAAAATGCTGAAGATTTTCAAGGCTTTACAGGTGCCTAAAAAAGGCTTTAGGCTCCATCATAAGGTGTTTCGGGAGGAGTCCCAAGGCCCTCCTCAAATTTTTTTCACTTTTTTTTCATTTTACGCTTGCCCTAAATTTTTTAGTGTGTTCAGATATTCTCAAGAGGTCAGGCAAGGGGCCTGCCTCACGAGGTGGACATCACAGATGTCCGGTTCACTCCTGAATGGAGGAGTCCGGGCACTTTTGTCTATCCGGATTCTTACTACTGGGATTCAACTGTGGGATTCCTTGAACTCATCACAGAGGAGGAGGAGGAGAATGTTTGAGCAGGAGATCAAGCAGGCCCGGTGGAAGCTGGGCCTCACTCAGAAGCAGCTTTCCCAAGTTCTGCACTGCACAGAGTGTTCTGTGCAGAACTGGGAATCTGGAAGGGTCAGCCCCAAATTCACTGTGGTGCTGGCCTGCAGGTGGCTCCTGCAGAATCCAGAGTATGTGGAAGCCTCTCAGAAAAGGGAGGGAGCATGAAACTGAGAACATCCCGGAAATTGTACCTCCATTGGCTGCTCTCGAAGCAGCTACAGGAGGACAACCTCAGCCAGAAAGAGGCTGAAGTCATTGCAGAGGTACTGGTCGAGATCAGAAGATCTCTGCATGAGGGAGTCAGGAGGGAACTGGATTCATAAATTCATCCAGCCACTCCCTCCCCTCCTCTGCCTCCTGAGTCTCTGCACAGGCTCGGGAGGCTTTTTTGTTTCCTCCGGCTCCTCCAGTATTTCCTCAGCCTCTTCTGCTCTCCTGAAGGGCCTTGAAGACCATCTCCGGATATTCAGGCTGGCCAGTGCAGCCAGTGCCATTGCAAAGCAGTCTAAAGCCTCATTCCTTGGCCTTGCCTTAACCCATTCTCGCTTTCTGTAGCCCTTGTGGAAACGAATTTGAATCCTTTCTGCAGTTAGCTGCTGAAAATATTCCAGATCAAAGCAAGCTGACTCCGGGAAATGAATGAAACCTGCTCCGGGTTTTTGGATTTTTAGTCTGGAATAAATCAACTCTTTTGCTGTATCTGAACCCATTGGGAACAGTTGCACTCGGCCTGAATTGTTCCTTGAAGGCCTGCCCAAGATGGGCTTGCCCTCTCCTCCCACTCCCTTGATTGGATGAAGCCTCTGGCCTCTCCTCAGTTGCACCCTCTTGCAGTAGTCGTAGACAGTGCCAGTGTGGTGCCCTCCTGAATCAATACAGGCTGCGGTGATAAAGGCCTTGCTTCCGTCTGATCTGCTGAAGCCTGTGGTGATTATGTGAGTGAGTTCCTCCCATGCGGAAGAACTGGCTGGATCCTCAAAAATGATGGCATGATCAATGGCCCAAATCTCTTTCCCTTGAGTGCCATGCCCAATCGTTGAAATCTCCAAGCGATCATCCTGCACGTCTATCCCTGCTGTGATCAGTTCCACCTCGTCTGGCACTTGGGAAACATATTTTTCTCTGCGATTATATAGGCCCAGATCATCAATTTTTTCAGCCTGTGAAGTTGCGTCCCACTCCTCAGCCAAAACCGTATTGATGAACACCTTGAGTTGCTCCGGATTTTCCTTTGCTTCCAGAAATTCTTGCACCAATTCTGGCAGTCTAGCCCAAGGAGAATACAAAGCATTTAGCCAAAATCCTGCTGTCCCTCGAAACTCCTCCTCAGCCTTCCACTGGCCTTGCTGGATGGCCTTGAGCCTCTGCCCTTCACTCCAGATCTCCTTGCAGTGCTGGCAGGTATAAGTTGCTGTTTCAGGCCTGCTGGATTCCCACTTCACCTGCTTCCAGAGGAGAACTTGCTCCTCTCCACAATGAGGGCACGGAACCCAGAATTTTCTCTGGTCTGAATCCTGAAAAGCCTCTGAGATTCGGCAACTGTCCTTGTTCTGTGGTGTGCTCACAAGAAAGATTTTGCGGTTGAAAAAAGTGGTGGTTCTTTTGATTGCCAGATTGACTGCATCCCCTTCTGCTCCTGCGGTAGACATCCGGGAAACCTCGTCAATCAAAAGCAATCGAATGGGCCTGCTGGAAAGAGAGGCTGGAGAATTGGCACCAGAAAGCGAAAGACTGCCTCCTTGAAAGTGCTTTTGCAGGATTGTGTTATTAGAGTTCCGGGCCTTTGGATCTTCCACCAATTGCGTCAAAACTTTTGTATCTCGAATCATCGGAGACACTCGGGTTTTGCTGAAATTTTCAGCCATCTGAGTGGTTGGCTGCAGCAAGAGGATTGGGCAGGGATCAAGGTGGATGTGATATCCCAAGACATTCAACAGAATCTCACTTTTGCCAATCTGTGCCGAGGATTTTACAACGATTTTTTCAGTGTAGGGATCAGCCAGAGCATCCATGATTCCACGTTGAAACTCAGCTCTCGATGTCTGCCACTGGCCAGACTCTGAGGAGGCCTCAGAGGAGAGTTTTCGGAACTCATCTGCCCACTCTGAGACTGTCAGAGTTGGCGGAGGCTCCCAAGCTTTCTGCCATGCCCTGAAAAGGTCAGGATCAGGAGGAGATGGGCTGCTGGCTGAGTTCTCGGAGTGCTTCATTTATTGCGTCAGAAATCATTTTTTTGCATGCACTGATATTGTCTTCAATCGCCAGTTGTGGAGCCAGCTTTGATGGTATAACCAGCAACCTTTGCTTGGCGTTGTGGATCATCTGGGCAGTGTCACTCTCCACTTTGGCCTTCTCCACCAAAATAGCCTCAGTTCTCTCCCTCTCCAGCTTCTTCAAGAGGGCCAGTTCCCTCTCTTTCTTGGCCCGCCATTCCTCGAAGTTAATATAAGCAGGTTCAGAGGATTCTGGGGCATCTTCCAGAACAACCTGTTTTGCTTTCGCTAGTTTCTCTAGAGCATCCAGCTTGCCGATGGATTTGAGCAATAAATCCAAGCGATATTGGCCCAAATCATTGGCCTTTATCCCCAGTTTTCTGGCATGGTAAGAGAGATTTGCGGATGTCTGACCTGCTGCTCTGGCAGCTTCTGCGAGTGTGCCTAAAAGCATGAGGCTTGGCAAATTGGAGGTTTTTGCCTATCTAGACGCAAGTCGGGGTCGCGCATCACC